AGTAGGAGCAGCAGCAGCCAAATCAGCAAATGCAGTAGATGATCCTAGTGTCCATCCTTGTAACTTATCAGCTCCATTAGCAGCAATTACAACACCGCCAAACTGGGTGAAATAGAAGCGCTCTCCTGTTGCAGTAGAGTATCCACCAGATTTAGATACATCATCCAAAGAAGTATCAGAAGCATCAAATTTAAATAGCTTTGTAGCTCCAGAGCAAAACAATGAAGAAATAGCGTTTTTCTTAGCAGCAAAGATATTGTTTAAGTTTTCAGAAGCAGCTAAAGATAAGTCTGTTTCTAATGGCAAAGGGCTATATCCATTGGCAACGGGATAGACATTCTTTGCTTCTGTCATAACTCCAGCTATACCTGGCTGATCTGGCAGCCATTCTGAGAAGTTTATCCTTGTTGTTGCCATTGGTTATTTCCTGAGTTCTGTTCTGTCCAAGTGTTTGATCCAGCATTAACTGGTGTCCAAGTATCAGACCCAGCGCTTTGTACTGTCCATGTATCTGATCCAGCGTTTACTGGTGTCCAAGTATTTGAACCAGCCGAGTCTGTTGTCCATTCTTCGCCAAACTTAAAGCCTTTTGCAGTAACATTTGCGTTACCATTAATCTCTACATAAGCGCCAGCAATTAGCTTGCCTTGTGCAGTTACTACAGAAGTAGCATTGATGTCTGCAAACCCTTGGTAAGTCATGCCACCAAGACCAGACATTGCTCCTGTTCCAACTATATCAGCATTAGCAAGAGCAACCCTAATAGAATCGCTTTCTAGGCTTGCTGTGCCGTTTATTGCACCATCGGCATACCTAACTCTAGTAGAGTCTGATTCAACGCTTGCAGAGCCGTTTATAGAGCCTTCTGCATTTGCAGTAATTACACCATTTGTAGCTACATTGGCGCTACAAGTTATATCGCCTAATGCGTACCGAATTGCATACGCTTCTGTATCAACATTGGCACTACCAACAATATCTGCATTAGCGCTTGCTAACTTAATTCCTAGGGTTTCTACTAATGCTGTTCCTGTTATTTCAGCGTTTGCATTAGCTGTTCTTAGTCCGTTTGCATCTACAGTAGCGTAGCCATTAATTTCAGCATTACCACCTAAAGTGCGCTCTGCTGAAGCCACCAATACTGCATTGGCATCAATCGCTACATCAGCAAAATTGACACATACATCTGTAACCCATAATTCCGAGTCGAGTGAGATTGCTAGATTATCTAAACTTCCAAAGTTGTCTAGTTGCTCTAATGTCCACGCACCACATACTTTGCCGTCATAAAATGTATTGTCAAGCGAGTATGGTACATTTTCAATAGAGCCATAGACATCAAGCTGCTCTAGGCTGTAAGGCATTAATCAAGGGTGCAAGTAAGAGCGCCAGCAGTAATTTTAAACTGATCGCCTGTACCGATAGCCTTAGAAGAATTAAGAACAGTATGGAATAGCAAGTTGCCAGAAGTTACATTGTCATGTAATCCAATGTGGCTAATTGTTCCCCAGTTGTTTGTAGCTTGAGCAAATGTAACATCTGCACTATTAGTACATACACCACCACTAGGAGAATTAAAAGAAACAGCAATGCGAGCATACGCACCACCAGTACATTCTGTTCCTGATCCAGCATCTGTAGGGTCAGATGTAAACAGACCAACATAGCAAGTAGTTGGGCTTGTATAGCTAGTATTTCGTAGAACTGCATTTAAAAGTGCGTTCTCAAGGTAGTTTGAAAATTCAGACATTTATATCTCCTAAGATACATTCATTCGTAGTGGAACACCAGCATACTCAGCGCCTTCATCGGCTGTATTAATGTTGGCAATAGATCGGTCATACAATGCTGCCCATACAGCAATTCGAGCATCATTCATTAAGTAAGGCTCTGCTTCGCCTAGCGCTCCATATAGTAGAGCATCAGCAAAATTAGCAAGGAAAACATTACTTGTATTTGAATCACTAAGGTAATCAGGTTTAGCATAGTAGAGCATCTTTAATGTGTATACACCATCAGGCTGCGGAGCAAAGATAAACTCGCTTGCTAGAACTGTGTAATTTACTGGTACTCCACTTTCTGTTGAACGAGAATTACGATAGAAAGTCGATGGACTCATGTATTCAAGTGTATAAACTGGGTTTCCAGTTAAATGAATATCACGAATCTGTAAAAAGTCTGCTGGCAAAGATACTGTTGCATCACCAGCCGTTGTTGGAGCTGTTACTACTTTAAGCATCTGACGGACACGCAATTCTCTGCGTAGTCGATCTTCAGCTAAACGAATGAAATCTGGAATCTGACTTGTGAGATCAGACCTTCCCAGATAACTCGCTACTGTTGTCTTTAGGTCGCTGTATGTTGAGAGTGCCATTCTGTATGTCTTTCCACCCAAATGAACGAGTGCCTATGTGTCCTATTTGCCGAGATGTATCGTGGTCTACATATACATCGTATCCTGTATCGTGGCACTTAACGCAGAAGTGAATATCCTCACCAATGATTGCGCCATGATCGCTCCAAATAACATTAAACCAAGGGCGAGATACTTTTCTAAATACATCAGCCTTGATTACTGTTAATCCAAATCCTACTGCTGTACATTTCTCAATGCCGTTTGCGTTTAACGAATCAATCGGAATCCAGCTATGTTCTGTTTCGCTTTTTATTACTAAATTTACTGCTGTAGGCTTAATTGGCTCTCTGCGAGTTGTCGCATTTACACCAACAATATCTACATTATGTTTGAGCATTTCTTCCAGCGTATCTTTAGGGAATCTCATGTCAGAATCTACCCACATTAGGTAGTCTGCACCCCATTTCAAGGCTTCTTCGCCTAATTTCTCACGCTGAGTAAAGATAAGAGTGCCTTGCATTTGCAATAGCTCAATCTCTACTTTTCCTCTTAATGCCTCATACTGAACTAACTTAGCCAAGTCAAAGCAAAAGCCTGACATTAATTCATCCCTACATGGGACACAAATTGCTACTTTAGTTTTCTTTTTGCTCATACTTTCCCTGGTCTTGTGCGGAAAAAACGATTTTCTGGGTCATTTAGGAAAGCCCTAAATTCCTTCTCGTTTATGACTGCAAAGCCACGCATAATGCCTTGTCGATTTAACTTATCTACTATTGTGAACGGCAAACTTGCAACTTTGGTCAAATCACCCCATTTATCATGGATTGAACTGGCATTATATTGCGCTTTGTTCTGTTCTACAATATCAGTTACATCTTGGGTAGTCCTGATAATCAGACCACCTTCTCCGTCTGCTGCTGCCTCGGTTTTCTTTAAAGCTGAAGCATCGGCTGAAATTAGCTGTTTCATTAAGACCTCAGAAATTAGGGGTGAGTTTCCCCACCCCCAATTCTACACGATTACTTGGAGAAGTCCAAGTCGGCAACGATGCCATGTGCTGCTTCGTTACGCATTTCCAAAGTCAATTCAGCGATCAACTGTGTACGCTCTGCGTCACCAGTTTTAGCCAATTCAACTGTTTGGAATGGGCGTAAGTATGCCAATGCTGCATACTCAGGATCAACAACGATAGCATCACGAGTACGCATGAAACGATCTGGAACAATAGAGATTGAACCAAAGTCGCTCAAGTACACATCTGCTGCGCCAATGATGGTAGTAGGAGCATCGCTAGGAGCTTGATAACGCTGTTGAGCGATACCAGCAAATGTAGAGAGCTTCTGTTTACCGATTGGAGATACATAGCAAACCTTAGGATTGCCACCATTGATGTAAGCCTCACGGATTACTTCTTTGAGCATATCTTCTGTGAAAGTACGAGTTGTACCATCTGTACGAGTAGATGTGCCAGCAGTAGCTGGATCAGCACCATCGCTAGTGTTGTATGCTGTATTTGACTTCAACCATGAGAGCATTGAACCCATTAAACGAGCAGATGAGCTTGAACCAGCAGATTTGCCTTGGTTAGCAAAAAGGATAGCTTCAATATCACGCTTGATCTCAGAAGAAGCCTTAGCCAACTGATAAGCCTTCTCAGACTTACGACCAGCCTTGTCTACAGCTTCCAAAGTGCCAGATACAGAAACAGTCTTACCAACGATTTGAGTGTAGTTACCCAAACGATATGTTGGAGAAGCTGTTGTAGCTACAGCATCATAGCCTTCAACCAAAGCATTGCCAGAAGTAGCAGCAGCCAAGCTGTCTGTTTGCCACTCATGGTATACAGCAGTTGCTTTAGACTTAGCCAAAGTAGACATCAAAGGTGTGTCTGTTGGGCTAATGTTGTAGATCATATCTGTTAAATCTTCACGCAAACCACCACGAGTGGATGATGTGTCGCTTACTACATAAGTACCGATAGGTGCAGCCATGTTTAATACTCCTTAAATAAATTTTTCAAATAACTTAGCAGCATCGGACACCTTGCCCGTCTGTCTAAGCTGTTGCTTCATGCGTTTAGTCTGTTCTGAATCTGCACTACCCATTGGCTTTCCGACACCAGCTTTGACCATCTTAGGAGCTTGACCAACTTTCTTGGTAACTTCTCCTTTGTTGCTCATTAGCTTGTCGTATTGCATAGCTTTGTACAAAGTCAGAACAGCACGAGAGTCATAAACTTTAGACAACTCGTCTGACGAAAATCCAATACTTTCCGCATAGCGTTTAATGCTAGAACGGACTTGCTCGCCTTTCTCAGGATCAGCGTACTCAGGCAAAAATTTGACCAGCTTTTCAGCTTCGGTGGCTACTACACGCTGTAAAGTTTCGGCTTGCTCCGCTTGTTGCATTTGTGCAATTCGGGCTTGCTCTGCTCTAATAGCGTAGAGTTGCTTTTCCTTCTCTGACTTTTCTGCGACCTTTACTGCATAGCCGATTGGATCAACTTCTTTGAGAGCTTCTAAATCTTCGCTAGGAGTCTGTGATTTGAGCGCTTGCTCGATAATCTGTAGCCTCTGTGCGTATGTATCTCTCAGTTGTTTCGCTTGCTCTACAGCAGCTTTCTCGGCTTCTACAGCCTTGCGCTGTTCGGCAAGTGTTTGGGTCTTTTTCGTATAATCAGCTTCTCGTTGATAGCCTTTAACAAGTTCATCTTGCGTTACCTCATATTCCTGTCCGTCAACCTTGACACGATAACGAGGCTGCTCCTGTTCTTGTTCTACTTCTTCCGAGTCATCCGAACTGTATTCTTCTTCCGATTCATACTGTTCTTCAGCTTGAGCATCTACTTGATCTGACTCATGCGATTCAGTTTGCTCTTGCGAGGCTTCCTCTGCGTTCATCATACCAAGTAGCGAGCTTGCAGCTTGATCTACTGTAAGCGATTCATTCCCTGACGGGGTGATGTTTTCACTCATCTTATTTCCCTAATTTTAAGTATAGTAACGCTATACACGCTTTCGTAACAAATGTTACAAAATCTTCCAGCGCTTCTTTTCCATCTCGTCTGTCTTAGATAGAGATTCAAAGTGCGCCATAATCATCTTAACGGCTCGTTGCATACGATATGCTTCTTCCCGTTCTTCAAGTTCATGTGGAGCTGAGTTCACAATAATTTCTATTTGTGATTGCTCTAGCTCTGCCATTTCTGACTTAAAAAAGTCATCCAACAATAAATTTTTAGCTCGTTGAGATTTCAATCTTTGCCTTAATTATGGTGTTTCTGCTGCTGTTTTTGCAGTAGCAGCAGCTAACATTTTCTCAAAGTTTGCCTGTGTATCATAAGGGTTTAATACCGATGTAACACCACCTACATTTTGATTAGGATTAGCGTATGTAGAGTAAATTGGTGTGCCATCAGCGTTATAGCCAGTAATGAATCCACCAGTAGTTACTCCTGCTGGCTGGAACGCACCTGGGCGATATTGCTGGAATGTAGCATTAACTGGTACAGCTCCAAAGTCAAATCTTGTAGGTAACTGAGATTGTGGAACATAACCAGCAACACCACTACGGAACATTGTTCCCTCTGTACCAACTGGTGTATATCCAGGCTGTAATCCTGTTTCAGAGTAATACTGTCCAGTTAAAGGTGTTTGCAGATTATTTGCTGTTCCAAACTGCTGAGTCATTCCTGACAATAACTTGTTTACTTGCTGATTAAAGTTTTGCTGATTAAGCAAATTACTTGTATCTACACGAGTATCGTAGCCTGTATATGCAGATTGACCAAATGGGTAATCCAAACCAGCAGCCTTATAAGCATCTGCTAACTGCATATTGCTTTGATAGTAATCTTTTCCTGTTGCATCTAATACAGCTTGTCTTTGTGCTGCTTCAGCTTGAGCTTGAGCTAATGTCTTAGCTTCACCTGTTTGCTGACCATAAATAGCATCAATAACGACTTGACCTTGTGGCTTATTAAATGCAGCATACATATCATTTACATTTTTAGCGCTTGATAGATCTTTTACTAATGTATTGTAATCAGCCTGATTCATAGTGCCACTAGCCATAGCACGACTAATAGCAGCTTGTACTGCTGGCTGATTGATTACATCAAGACCTTGCTGTGCTGCCCATGTGCTTCCACCATATTGACTAGCAACCATTTGTTGAGTAGGTGGAGCTACAAACTGTACTGTACGACCATCAATAGTCGATGTATTTACAGCGTTTGGCAATAAGTCATAGATACTTTGTGTTGCATAGCGACCACCATAAGGATCAGCCTCTAATGCAGCTAATTGCATATCTGTGAATCCACCAGTAATGTTGCGCTGGGCTTGTTCAGCAGCAGCAGCAGCACGAACAGCATCTTGAATCTCTTTAGCAGACATACCACCAGATTGTGCAGCAGATTGCCAGAATTGATAACCAGCTTGCTCTGGATTTCGTGCCAATTCGCTACGATAAGCAGAAGTAATAGCCTGAGTTAAAAGATTCTGACCTTCTAACGATTGCGACATTGCTTTTGCTACATCTTCGGCTGGGACTCCAGCAGCCAACTGACCAGCCCAATATTGTGCGCCAC